GTAATGCGTGCCTCCGTGCACTTAAGCCCTTTGCAGCTATGAGTAGTTCATCGCGACCAGGGTTCCTCAGCCGACTCGGTTCGAGTATGGCGCGTGTACTTACTTCTTCAAAAACTCAAGACATGCTCAAAGGTATAGGACGTCTCGCATCTCGTGCCGCATCTTCAGATATCGGGAAAAGATTGATGGAGGGAGTCGCGACCGGTGCGATCACGTCCGCCGTTACAGGCGCCAACTTCCTTGAGTCCACGAAACAAGCCGTCATTGCGAACGTTGCTGGGATGGATTCTCCTCCTATAGATCCTCTTTCACGTGGCGAGATCACGCTCGCCAGAAAGGTGGAACACATAGAGGAGGTCCAGCTCGAGGATGAGAGGAAAGAGGCTCTAGACAAATGGATAACCGAGAAGCATGCCAACGATAACTTCGCTCAAGCTCTTAAGGCTGTCGGGGATGCCAAAACCATGCTCAACACCGAGGAGAGGCAAATTACTCTACTCGAACGAGCAGGTGAGGCACTTTCGACTGCCGTTCAAAGAGAAAACGCTTCGCTCAATAAGGTCATTACCGCTCTGGGTAAGGAATCAGCCGAAAGAACGCAGGACGAAAACGCTCTCGTCGCGTATGTTTCGAGAGGAATCTCAAATCTTCAGGAGGTCGTTCAAAAGGAGAAACAGACGATGCTCGCTGAAGCGGTTGAGCAAACCATTGAGATTTCTGGAGACATCGCCGAGCATGCAGCCGCTTCTATTCCTGTAGTCGGCGAATTCGTTGCCTCAGGGATGGCCACTGCGCGTGGTGCGGTACAGCTGTATAAGCTTATTCAGCTTATTAAGGAGCTGTCGGGTCTCCACGTAAATCACCTCACTATCCCTCATGTTGGTCAGCGCTTCCTGTGTGACTTTCTCGAAAACATTCAGGATGTGGCCAATAATCCGGAGAGCGCTCTTATGAACGCATCCGAACGCTTACGGCATGTCGAGGAGCTTGAGGAGGAAGCGAAGCACCTCAACCAGCACCTCATTCCAGCCGTGAAAGCGCGCGCCCTTCAAACTTCTTCTCAGCACTCTACACAACGTAGAGGCATCATTCCTCCAATACCTCTCAGACAGCAGCCGCTCATTCATATTTACACCTCGGCTTTTGGAAGCGACTACGTTATTCTCTTCCATGTCATAGCTCCATATGGTGATGGTAGAGCTTTCGCGCTCATGGTTGACCTTGAGTACGGAAGGGTCGCTTATCAAGAGGTGTACGTCTATCCTTCAGCTGTAGGTCCAACGAGATATACGTCCTCAGGACCTCCTTTCTTTTCCGCCGCATCTCGCTTCTTCCGCATGGCCGCTTCCGGTGAGCAGGACCATTCTCCACATGCCGCCGCCTTGCGCCGGAGCGTGGCCGAAGATCCTTTCTACATAGGTAGTCTCCCCTACCGCGCCAGGTACGCCGATATGATGGAGAATGCATATCGGATTGCCAATTCCCCAATACATCAAGCTCACTTGATGAGGGGTCCTATCTCCGTTCAAAGAACTGCTATATTGAATGCTCTACAACACGGCGTCGCACTTGTTCCGAAAAACCGAGTCTAGCGCTGCTCTCGCGATCACTCTCATGAGTGGTCGGGGTGTCCGCGTGGACAAAGTGTCGGAGCGTCTATCTAC